CGGAAGAAACCCTACTTTCTTCGGAAGAAACCCTACTTTCTTCGGAAGAAATACCACAAAATAAAATAAATAAAAATAAAGAGGGAGAGTACAGAGAAAAAATGGAAGTTGTAAAAATTGAGCCCCCCGCTCACCCTCCCCCTGAACCAACTTTTTGGATAGGTGAATTGCGGAAGTGCCATGAAAAACTTGTGGAGTGGGGTGTGTTTGAGGTATCAAAAACGACCCCGAACCAGTGGCGTTTAGCCTTGCAGGGGTTGCTTTGCCACAAGGATTTGGTTTTGAGCAGAGGTTTTTCGACCTCGCAAGGGCAACGTGTTGGAGGTTTCACCTTTGAGCAGTTTAGCAGTGGCGTTGAGAAAATGGTTAACTCTAAAAATGGATATTTTATTACGCCGCAGGTTTTGTATGAGTTTATGAGTGGTAAAAACTTACAACAGATGGATTTTAAACAAAATCCTAACCGAAATGGCGTTATTGGTCAAGTGCCAACTGGTAATTCGGTAATTAAAATAATTACCGCAGATACCATGGACACGAGCCATTATAAACGTGGTAGGATTATACAGAGTGCTATAAAAAAAGACCAAGAAAGCGAATTTACTAAACAGTTAAAACAAAAAATTAGTAGTGGTTGATAAAAGAAAATATAACTCTGTGAAAGCCAACGACCGAGTTGGTTTTGTTATCAATAAGGAAGTGGAGCAGTGTATTCTTGGGGCAATGATGTTAAGCAAACAAGCCTTGTCTCAGATGATAGAATTTTTAACCGCAGAGAATTTTTACTATGATGAGCATAGAAAAATATTTGAATGTGCTAAAAATTTATTTATGGCTGATAGTGCAGTAGATATTATTACCCTTAAAGATGAATTGAAAAAAAACAACTGGTTACAGGAAATTGGAGGGAGCTATTATTTATCTGAACTAAATGCTAAAACCCCTACTTCGGCGAATGTGATGACCCATGCACGGATGCTAAAAGAGCGTTATTTAAAGTGGAATTATTATCCAAAGTTACAGGAAGTTGTAAATAAATTTAATGACAATGAGGGTGATGTTTTTGATGCTATTAATGAATTGGGTGGGATTCAAAATCTGTTAAGTCGGGAGCGAACAAGCCATACACGTAGTAAGACTGCGGGCGAAATAGCTGTAAGTTTTAAAGCACAGATTGAGAAAGCAATTAATGCGGATATTTCAGAGTTGTTTGTTCAAACAGGTTTTCGTGAGTTGGATAATATGGTCCTGATAGATAGGACCGACCTTGTAGTAATTGCGGGACGACCTTCAATGGGAAAAACAGCCTTTGGGCTTACATTGATTTGTGATGCTTTGGTTAAGTGTGGGACTGTTTTATTTATTTCGCTTGAGATGAATGCTAATGCTATTTGTGGGAGGTATGTATCGGGTAAAACTGGAATAAGTTATAATCGCTCGCGTAAAGGTGAATTAACTGAATATGAATTTGGCAGGGTGATGGAGGTTACAAAGGAGTTCGGGGCAATGGATATTATTATTGAAGATTTGGCAGTATCTATAACACAGATTGAAAATATAGTTGATTTGAATGTTCGGGAAAAGAATATATCATCTGTTGTTATAGATTATTTCCAATTAATAAAACCAATTTCAGACAAGGGCAAGGATACGCGGGACACTGATTTAACTCAAATATCTAACGCACTAAAGCGAATTGCAAAGAAGTATAATGTGCCTATATTTTTATTGACACAGTTAAATCGTGAAGTTGAAAAAAGGCAAAATAAACGCCCAGTAATGGCTGATATTCGGGAATGTGGTGGGCTTGAGCTTGATGCTGATTTGATAATATTATTGAATAGACCAGAGTATTATGGAATTACTACTTATGAGAATAAACGCGGAGAGGTTATAAGTACGGACGGAATGGCGGAAATTATAGTTGCCAAGCAAAGGAATGGTGAAACTGGCACAGTTATTTTAGAATTTGACAAGCGAAGAATGTGGTTTAATGAAGACGGATATAGTATGCGACTGGGTGTCGTAGAGCAAAGCTCTGGATTCGTTGGAATTGAGGAGCAAATACCTGGGCTTGTACTTGAGGAGCAAGCTAATTTTGATAAAACAATGCCAGCCATAGTGTATGGCGGCGAACCATTTTAATAAAAATGAATGTAATAACTATTAAATACATTGAAAAAGGTATAAGGAAGGAACACTCTTTTACTGAAAGAACTTTTGCAAGTTATTTGGTAAATATGGAGCGTGAGGGTCGTTTTAAATATATGGGAATTGATTTTGAAAGTGGTAAAATTAAATACGATGTAATTGTGAAAGGTGAGAATGAGCAAGAGCAGGACGTAAATAGAAAGAACTTTAAAATATGTGTAGAATTTTTTAAGGAAGTTGTAATAGCTATTTGCGATGCTCTGAGGTATTTATCACCTCAATCATGCGGATAAGTTGAATGATTAGTGAGGGGAACAAAGAAACCAATTTATTTTATGTCAAAAGGTGGAATGCAAACAAGTGGGGTAAAAGAATTGATTTGTAAGTGTGGAAAAGCAACATCAAGGATTATTAGATTGGGTAATGGAGTGGAGCTTGCAATACATTTTACAAGAAAATCAACTTACTGGCACATAATTGATGAAGTCGGATTTATTAAAAGAACTTTTAAAAAACCTAAAGGGTGGGTTTAAATAGAACTAACAAAACAAAGACGAAATAAAGATAAATTATGAATTTAGCGAGTATTCAAAAAATAGTAAAACTTACTCCTATTGATGGTGCTGATAGGATAGAGACTGCAACTGTTTTAGGTTGGGAGGTTGTTATAAAGAAAGGTGAATATAAAGTAGGTGAATTATGTACTTATATTCAAATAGATACTGTTGTTCCTGAATTACCTGAATACGAATTTTTAAGAGAACGAAAATTTAGGGTAAGAACTATTAAACTTCGCAAACAAATTTCACAAGGTTTAATAGTACCATTACCGAAGGGCAACTGGAACGAAGGCGAAGATGTTACAGATGTTCTTGGTGTTAAAAAATACGAGAAACCCGATAATAACCCTGACCTATATGAAAAACCAAGAATGCCTAAAAAGTGGTATAAGAAATGGATTTATTTATTTAAGTATAATTTCATATACAAACTATTTCCAAAATGGAAAAGGTTGAGACGTTCCCCATTCCCTAAAAATCTGGTATCAATTACAGACGAAGAAAGAATACAAAATATACCAAATGTTTTAAATCAATATGCTGGTAAATTATTTGTGGTTAGTTACAAACTCGATGGCAGTAGCATTACAATTATACATTCGAAAGTTTTAGGTAAGAGCAAGTTTAGAATATGTAGCCGAAGGTTTGAGTTACACGATAAAAAAAATGATTGGTACAAAGTTTTTACTGATACCGACTTTCAAAGTGAAATATTAAAACTGACCGAATATTATAAAACTGATGATATAATTGTGCAAGGTGAGGCAATAGGAAAATTTAATGGAAACTATCATAATTTACAAAGAGAACAAATTAGATTATTCAATATTTATGTTGATGGTAAAAGGCTAAACCAAAGAGACTTTATACAAGTTTGTTTAGCAAATAATATTCCACATTGCCCAATGTATAAAGAAATAGTTTTAAACCATACTTTGCCTGAAATATTACAGTTGTCAGAGATAAAAGACTTGCTTAACCCAAGCGTTGAAGCTGAGGGTTTGGTTTGGCGTTGCGTAGATAATAATTTAAGTTTTAAGGTTATAAACAATAAATATCTTCTAAAAAACAATCAATAGTGTCAATAATATAAATTATTAAAAATGAAATCTTCTACAAAAGCAAGCATCTGTTTGGTTGAAACAGTTTAAAAAAGTTGAAATGTGGTCTGATTGTCTTTCTTATGATTGGGTTTTATTTAATCAAATATTTGGAAACGCCTTTAATATTCCAAAAAATGTCTATCATATTCCATTTGATATTTGCACCTTATTTTATGCAAAAGGGATTGATGCAGATATTAGTCGTGAAGCATTCGCAGAAATACCAGAAGTCAGCCAAAAACATAACGCTCTTTGGAATGCAAAGGTTATCCGTCAATGCTTTAAAAAGTTGGAGGGTATTTCATAAGGTTACACATAACG